GTCCGGTTAACGGCAGCCACGGTTCCCGCCGCCATAGCTGCAACAAATCGCCCACCAAAAATTCCAGCGGCAATAATGGCCGCATCGCTAAGCAGGTCAAAGCCTTTAGCGAGCGTTTCAATGCGACTGACCTGCGTTTCTGTCAAGTCGTTAGCTTCGGCGAATTCTGGCAGTAGTCCGTTGTAAACCGACATAACGCCAGTAGCAGCATCTGCGACGGACTGAAATCCAGCCGCAATCCCATCATCTCTGCCCAGGGAAATGAGCGTTTCGCTCAGCATCGAGCTAAACCCGCGCATAGACCCAGTTAGCCCGCCGCCGATAATTAGCGCCATTTCGTCAGCAGCGCCTTCGGCATTGCGCAGCTCTTCGGTAAATCCTGCAACACCTTCCGATGCTCTAATGACGTTTAGCGCGGCAGCGCCTGCTTCTCTGCCAAAAATTCTCAGCGCTTCAGGTAGTTCTAGGCTCGCGCCACGAAGGTCATCAAGCACCGGCTGTAAGCCGCGACTCTTGATATCTAACTGCTCCATTGACAGCCCGGCGCCCTCAATTGCTGCCTGGGCCTTCGGCGTTGCATCTGCTAGCCGCGCAAGCATGCTAACGAGGCCAGTACCCGCGCGTGTTGACTGTATGCCCGCGTCGCTCATAGCGCCAATAGCTGCTGCGGCTTCTTCGATGCTAAGGCCAGCAGCCGACGCAAAGGGCGCGGCGTAGCTAAGCGCAGCACCTAGCTGGCCAATATCCGTGTTTGCGCCCGACGCAGTGGAAGCGAGAACGTCGATAACGCGCCCTAGCTCTGAAACCTCCATACCCATGCCGCCGAGTACGTTACTGGCTATGTCGGCAGCGGTAGCGAGGTCTAATTGACCAGCGGTTGCGAGTTTTAGAATCCCAGGCGTGGCGCTCAAAACCTCGTTGACCTCAAGCCCAGCCATTGCTAGATAGCGCTGCGCATTACCCGCCTGCTCGGCTGAGAACATGCTAGTAGCGCCCAGCGTACGAGCCTGCTTTTCCATGTCCGCCATCTGCACAGTGGTAGCTTTACTCACCGCCTGCAGGCCTAGCATGGCGTCCTCAAAGCTGGCTGTCTCTTTGATAACACGAGATAGTCCAAGCCCGCCCGCCGCTGCCGAAATAGCACCGATAGCCTGGGACATTTTGCCCATCATTTCGGTAGCGGCGGATCCGCGCCCATCAAGGCGCTCTAGCTCCGAACCGAAGCGCCTGAGTGACTGCTCGCCCGAGCGTGCGTCTACAGTCAGCTCCAGCCTAGATGAATATGCCATGGGCAACCTCGGATTCGGTATAAAAAGCCCGCCTGTTGGCGGGTATTGTTCAGCTTACACTACTAGCGTTCAGCTCGCGCCACGTGTCGTCAATAGCGCCGATTACCTGTAGGCATTCGTCTGGCTCTACTGGCCAGCGTAGGCGCTCGGAAAGGTCTAGCACGTCAATCGGGTTGAGCGGCGGGGTGCCACCCATTGCCATCGGCCTTGATCTGCTTGCCACTGAGTAAGCCCCCATCCAGAACTGGGTTCGCCCATCGAGATCAGGCGGGTCATCCTCAACGCCGAGCTGCTTGGCAACCCGTCGATATTCATCCTGCGCGTGACTTATGCTTTGGCCTGGCTTGCACCATTCTTGCTGGAATCTGAGCCAGTCGCAGCTTTTTTTGCCTGCGTCCCCACGTCTTCGCGACGGTAGTTTTCCAGCGTGTTCGCCTCGGTCAGAACGCGGTTCACCAAGTCGGGGTTATCTAGAAGTACCTCGGTGGCGTTCTCAGTGTTGAACGGGATATGTTTTCCGTCGTTATCAACAACCTCATCCCAGTCACGCACGATGCCGGCGGCGATCGAAGAGTGTAACGCGCGCTGCTTGTCCTGTGGGTCTTCAAGGTTGCGATAACCAGAGTCTTCAAGCGCCTGCTCGTATGCCGGGTTTCCGGCACGGGCTAGCTTAAAGTCGGCACCCATCATGGATACCCACGCGCCGGCGGTGAAAAGCTTCGGGTCGTTTCGTTTAGCGTTAAAAGCCATGTCTTAGTACCTCGGGTAGTCCGTAAAATAGGAGGTCCGCTGGTCGTGCTAATAGGGGCCGATCAAACCACGGACTAACAGTAAGACCGGCCAAGCTGGCTAGGGTGTCGTTTCGCGCGTGATGCTCAGGTAGTCACCATCCGCCGAAGCCGCAGCAGTGAAGTCCATGTCGAAAGACAGTATAGCATCCAAACCGCCAGACGGTAAGTCGCCGCTAAGGTATGCTGACGCAACTTTCACTTCATAGCTATTGGTGTCATCGCTCAGCGTGTAAGACAGCGAAACGGGGATGTTGTTGATGCTGTTCTGCCAAAGCTCAAAAGAGGCAGCAGAACTGCGTGCAGTTATAGAGCCGGTCACTTCGGCGGAGCCTTTGAAGTGGTTTTGCGTTACCGACCCAACGCACTGATCGCTCTGGTGGTTGTTATTCAGCGTGAGCCCCATAGCCGTAAAGCACATGCCTGTAATGGCAGTACCGTCAACCTTAATGGAGCCAAGGTTGTTGGAGCTGTCCATAATTAGCGTGGTGCCGGCGCCGGTAAACTCAGCGCCAACGTCGTCGTATTCGGTATCAAGGGTCGTGCCCATTACCGTAATTTGGCCGGTGATCTTGGAACCTGAGTCCATTGTCAGTGACAAGTTGGAGACTTCGGCGTTTTCGATAAGCACGTGCTTACCCTCATCAAGGTACGACTTCAGGAAGTCAAACTTGATGCTTTCAGTGCCGACGGTCAGCTCGTTAGTGTCCCACTCGGTCATGAATGCGCCTGCAAGCAGGTCATCATACGACTTTGCGGAAAACTCAAGGTCGATAGAGCCTCCGGCGGTTTGCGTGACGACCTTCTGGCCACCCTTCAGACGATCAGCCCGCACTTCGTCGGAGCTAACCGTTTCGGTTCCAACAGTCAGCGCGTCACCGGTGCGGCGAAGCGTGATCCATGCCGTATCTGCGGCGCCTGCGGGGCGGTAAGCAATTCGTACTCGATTGGATTCTGCCATGATATGTACCTCTTACCTTTCTTAAAATACCGCCCTGCGGCGGACGATTGATTTCCGGCTGGCGCTAGCCCGCACGGAACGGGATGGAGACGTTGTACTGATACCACCCATCGCTGGAGCCGATGCGCCTGACGCTAGCGGCCTGAGTGCTGATATGCCCTTTCTGCCAGTATTCCCAGTGCTCGGCTAGTCTATCAGCCAGCTTGGCGGCGGGCGAAGAACCCTTATGCTCGGGCGTGAACACCTGAATATCAATGAGTCCCGTTCGCCGGACGCATGGTGCTGAACCAATGCCGGCGGTCATGCTAACGCCGTGGTTAATGGTGAGCCGGCACCATGCGCCCTTATCGTCGATTGACGCACTTAGCGTCTTCTCCTTGGGCACGGCATCCAAGTCCAATGGTGCATCTTTCCATTCGGAAGCATGCACCTCGACTGCTTTTCTAATATCCTCAAAGCCTGTCATCGCTTGGCGTACTCCTCAGCGTTGTTGGCGGCTAACCTAAAGATGCCGCGCGGCGCCTGATTAGAGTGCCCGTACTCCAACGCCTCGCCATACGGTGTGGTGTTGACCACATAGAACACATCCCCATAGCTAAGCGCCGCCATTGCCAGCCTAGCATTGGCTAGCGTGGTGGTGCGTGACGGGTCGCGCTTGTTTGGATCATAGCTTTCGTCTGGGTGGTTAACCGAGAAGTTGTTATTGGACAAAAACCGGCTGGTGTCCTTGGGTGATCCGTAAATCACACCGCGGGCGTGGTGCTCAGCCATGTCAACCATGCGTGCCAGCTCTTCCTCGCGCACTTTGTCAACGAAGCCGGATAGCGGCTTACTCCATCCCATTAGTTAACCCTCAGCCGGATAGAAAGCGTGGCTTCAAGCGGGTCAGGCTTCACCGACATAACACGTGCAGCAATACCGCCACCCAATGTGAACGTGTCGTCAACCGCTGGGTACTCGGTGGTGGCGTTAGCGAGGATACCGATCTTCAAGTCAGCGCTATCGAGGTTGATAGTCTCAAGCTCCGAAAACGTGAAAGTATCCTGCCAATAGCTGCCGGCGTACTTTATCACCGTGTTGTTGGTGCTGCCGGTTGCGGGGTCGTAGCTTCCCGCCTCGACGCGCTCGGCAGCGAAGACATGGTACGCCTGCCCCAACTCTTCATCGTTCGAGAACGCCTCGGCAAGCTCCGTCTGAATCTCGCTACGCGCATCCATAGCGACCCCTATGCCCTACGGTGATGCCCATTGGCACGGCGCGGTACCCGGCAATTAAGGCAAGCGCAAACTGCACGCGCGCAGGAAGCCCGCTGGTGCCCACGCTAGAAAGATTGGCATACGACTTTTCAACAGACGCGCTGCCGGCCTTGACCTTCTTGCTGGTAATCTCGCCTTCGATGGCTTGGGCGTAAAGCAGATCATCTGCTGCGGCCGCGGCCAGCTCCACGCCCGCGAGGATGATATCATTCGGCACGTCGCTGCTGGGCAGGCGAATACGAAGCGACGAAAGGTATGCGTTCGCCATGGCGACGTATCGTTCTTTGTCGTCCTCTGTAGCCCAGTCGGCACCGAGCGTGGTGTCCACGTCTTCGACGGTTACGTATTCGGCCATGACGCCTCCAATAGATAAGGGGGCTTGGGCCCCCCTTGGGTCACTCGGCCTTTTTGTGGGCCTTAGTGCGCTGCTTTACCGTCGGCTGTTCTGCTTCGGGATAGGCGAGCACGCCCTTCCGAACAAGGCGCTCTATGCCGGGGGTTTTATCAGAGACATTTAGCGTATGGCCGGGGGCGGCAAACTGCCCGCCCGCATTGACTACGCCCAGGCTCTTGTTGACGTATGTGGCCATGGTTACACCCCTACAGCTTTAGTCAGCGCCAGTGGCCGGTAAATGGCAACGCCGGACGCCTTAGCGATACAGTCGATCACCATCTCGAGGTTGCGCTTTTCCGCCGGCAGCTGCTCGAACGGGCGCGGAATCTCGATACTCAGGTTATCAGCGTTGCGCGCGTACATGATAGCTACGGACTCACCGTCGATATCCTCAAGCTCCGTTGAGGCAACCATAGTCACGCCCGGATGGATGGAGGCGAACGCCTGCCACACGGTCTGGCTGTCGCTAGCGCTAACACGGGTTGAGACTAGCTTGGAGCGGCGAGTCGGTGACAGTGCCAGCGTGTCCGCCGTGTGGTTGTCAAACGACTGTACTGATACCGCGTCGTACAGCGCCAGTAGGTCGGAAAGCATTTCCTGACCAGTGGCGCTAGCTGTCCAGCCGCCGGTGATCGACGTGGTGCCGACGTTCGGGTGGTTGGTGATACCGTAAAAGCCGTGCAGGGTATCGCCAACCAGCGCCACTTTGTTGATGCGTTGGTCGATGGCGCGACGGGCCGTGCGGCCTTTACGCTCAGCCAAGTTTGTGCCCATGGCGTTAGCCAAGCGCATCTCGTCTAGGCTGTAGCCGTAGGCGTCACCGATAGGCTTGAGCTTTAGCGTTTCTTCTTTACCGGCAACGTCAACGCGCGGAAGGTCATCGGCATAGTTGCTGATGAACTTGGCCATGCCCACGTCGTCAAAAGTGCGGTAGGTGAATGAGTCCGCCCACTCCGGCACTTCGTTAGATACAGGTACAAGCTGCAGGCCGGTCATGCTCGGCGTTTCTGACTCGTAGATGCGGGTCTTTACGAAATCAAGCTGACGGGCAAGGAAGACACCTTGGTCTTGACGCTCAATGCCTAGGCGTTCGCCGCCTTCCATTACGGCTGCGAGGTCGCCCGCGTCGTAGTTCATGTGCTGATTCATGTTGTAATCCTTTTACGCCAGGGGCGAGTGCAGTTCGACAAGTACTAACTCAGTCTCGTCACTCATGGTTTCTTTACCGCTAAGGAACACGGCGTTCGGGTACGCGTCACCTGCATTGGCGTCTTGGAAGACACCGGCTGCGGTGATTTCGGCGGCGCCACCGTCGGTAACGGTGCCCGTGGCCAGTACCCATGCGAGGCCACGAGTCAATACGGACACCGTGTCAAACTTATCGTAACCATTCATGCGGCGGGTGTGCGTATGCAGCGCAACGCCTGCGATGGCGTCAGCCTTGCCCGGCTTAATCGAGCCGTCTGCCGCTTTGCCCACTGCCACACCGAAAGGGATGGCCTCACCTGCTGGGAAGGATTCAACGCGGTCAAATCCTGCGTCGGCCTTCATGCCCGCGATGGCTTTATCCATTTGGTAGATCAT